GTGAGGCTATAGGAAATAAAATTGATATGGATACGTTAGGTGATATTCTTATAGAAGCTACTGAAGAAAATGGTCTTGTAACAATGATTATATAGGAGGTAATTATGGCACAAAATAGAGCAAAATTTGGTTATTTATCCTATAATGATATGTTACAAAAGATTTCTGATGGAACATTAGACCAACATGATATTATTTTTACTAAAGACACAAAAGAAACTTACATAATTGATTCTGATAAAACCCCTATATCTTTAAAGAGTAAAGTGTATGTTTATAACTCTATGACGGAAGCTATTAGAGAAATAAATAGAAATACAGATACTTATGTAGGTCAAGTTGTAAGTATTCTTGAAGGAGATACATATAGAGGATATATTGTTAACAAAAACACAAAATTAAGAACAACGTCTTATACTGTTAGTCCATTAACAGACATTTCTTCTATTGATTATAATACATTAGGCAATAAACCTATTATTAATCTTGTAGGAACTTTAGATGAGCCAATTATGTTATCTGATTTAGCTAACGGTACTTATTCAATTCTTGGTCAATATATGGTTTATATAACAGATAAAACTGTTTTTCTCAATGCATCACCTGTTATTGTATTGGTTGAAAATGTTGAAGGTGTTAAAAAAATCAAAAAAGTATCATCATCAGAAATAATAGATTATGAAATAAATGGCGGTATAATAATTCAAAAGAAATATGTAACAGACAAATTTCTTGAAGAGAATGGATATGCTACTACTTCTTATGTTGATAGTAAAATTGCAACGCTTGATTTTATTACAAAAAATGAAGTTTCTATATATGTAGATAGCCTTGTAAATGAAATATTGGAAAATATTTTAGATTCTAAAATTGATGAAAAGATTGATGAAAAAATTCAACCCGTAGGGGATGAAAAAGTCATCGGTCTTTTTTCTTTATAGAAATATGTTTTATACAGTTAATAACGTCTTTTGGACGTTAAAAAATAATAAGAAAGGAAAATACAAAAATGGCAAAATTACAAGTTTTTACACTGGATAACCTTACTCTTTATGACGAGTTAATAAAAGGTTATATTGATGCGGCTGATGCCGTTGTTGATGCGAAATCATTAAAGACTGTTGCGATTGAAGGAAATGTTCTTAAATTTTATAAGGTTGCAGAACCTGTTGGTGATACGGCTCCTGCTTATGAAATTACTCTTCCACAGACAGATTTAACAGATGTTCTTGCGAGACTTACTGCTCTTGAAGAAGGTAAAGCTGATAAGTCTTCAGTTTACACAAAGGATGAAATTGATGCTACAGTTGAAGGTATTGAGGCAGATATAGAGGCAAATGCTACTGCTATTGAATCTATTAACAATACTGATACTGGTATCCTTGCACAAGCTAAGACATATGCAGATGGAAAAGATAATGCTATCGCAGAAGCTAAGAAAGCTGGCGATGATGCTCAGGCAGACGTAGATGCTCTTGAAGCAAAGATTGGTACAGTTGAAGATGGAAAGACTGTAGTTGGTATGATTGAAGATGTTATTGCTAATGCTTATAATGATACTGAAATTAAAGCAGACATCAAAGCTAATGAAGACGCTATTGATGCAATCAACAACGTAGATACTGGTATTTTAAAGCAGTCAAAAGACTATACAGATATAACAGTAGCACAGGCAGTAGCTGATGTTAAGTCTGGTCTTGCTTCTGCTCTTACATATAAGGGTCAGAAAGCTACTGAATCTGAACTTCCAACAGAGGGTAATGTATGTGGTGATGTATGGAATGTAACTACAACTAATAAAGGTACTTCTGCTGAATTTGTATGGGTGGTTGATGATGCTGAAGCTGGTACAGGACATTGGGAAGAGTTAGGTACTGCACTTGACCTTTCTGCTTATGCTGAAAAGGAAAAAGTTGCTACTGACATTGCTACTGCAAAGGGTGAAGCTGTTTCTGAAGCTAAAACATATACTGATGGTCTTAACACGGCTATGGACACAAGAGTTAAGACTGTTGAAGATGCTATTGGTGAAAATGGTTCAGTAACTAATGCTATTGCTGATGCAAAGAAAGCTGGTACTGATGCAAGTGTGGCTGTAACTGCTCTTGCAGATGGTCAAGTTGCTACAAACAAAACCAACATTGAAGCATTACAGGCACTTGTTGGCGAAGGTGTAGAAGCAATCAGCGAAGATGATATTAATGCACTTTTTGCTTAATTTTTTAGAACGAAGTCTTGTGACTTGCTTAGACAAGTTATAAGACTTTGACTTTAAAATTTGGATTTTAAATTGTCTCTATAAAATGAGGTTTTTATTGAATGTGTAAAAAATTGCACTTTTAAAGATTACGGAGAGTAGATTCACTTCTACTCTCCTATTTATATGGGAAGGGCTGTGCGATTGCATGGCTCTTTTTGTATTGGAAATGGAATTTGGATGGAATGTGAATGGAGAAGTAAATAATATAGCCGATTGAGAGGGTATCGTCCTTTGTCGTTCAAGGGCAATCGGATTTAAGAATAGAGGGTCTAAGGAGTAGCTACCTTGGATTTGTGGTCACTCAACCTACCACTCCTCTATTCTGATAAATAAATGGTTGAGAGAAGGTTGAGGAATAAAATATATGAGAAAAAAGACGCATGAACAATTTGTTCAAGAAGTTTACAATTTAGTTGGTGATGAATATACGGTAATAGGTGTATATACAAATGCCAAAACAAAATTAGAAATGAGGCATAATGTTTGCAATAATACATATATGGCTGACCCGTCCAATTTTGTTAATAGTGGTAGAAGATGTCCGTTTTGTAATAGACCAAGATATGATATAGACATTGCAAAAACTAAAGCAAAAGAATTAAATATGACTTTATTAGAAGATGAATATAAAGGTGTTTTTGAAAATATGAGATATACTTGTGATATTCATCCAGAATTAGGAATTCAGATTACAACAATGACTGCTATAAATCAAGGACACACAAATTGTAAGAAGTGTAGGTATGAAAAGGCGAGACTCACAAGCATTCAAAATATAGATATTGATGAACTTAAAAATAAATTTGAAGAAAGAAATTTAACTCTTCTATCTAATGAATACTATAATTGCAAAACACCGTTAGAATATATTTGCAATAAGCATAAAGAAAATGGTGTTCAGAAAATTACCTATGATGCATTTAAAAACAACACAAAATTTTGTTGCAATTCTTGTGCAAAGGAACATATATCTGATTTGCATATGACACCCTTGGAAGAAATCAAGAAAATTGTAGAAGAAAACAATTTTGAATTCGTAGACTTGTCAATGAATGGTCGCAGAACAATGATACATTGTATTTGCAAGGAACATAGAGATAAAGGTATTCAAATTAAATCTTTATCTGGTATTAAAAATGGAAAAGGTTGTATTTATTGTGCTGGTGTCGCTAAATTGACACAAGAAGAATTTCAAGAAAAGGTTTCTCAGAATGATAAAAATATTGAAATTGTTTCTGAATACACAGGGAATAAAAATAAAGTAGATTGTCGTTGTAAGGCATGTGGTTATGAATGGTCTTCCACTGCTCACAATCTTATGTATGGTGGTAGTTGTCCTAATTGTGCTGGCAGTAAAGGTGAAATTAAGATTAGAGATTTCTTGGATGATTTGAATTTAAGTTATGAGCGTGAATTTACATTTGATGACCTGTGGGGCGATTGTGACAAACAGTTAAGGTTTGATTTTGCAGTATTTAATGAAGATAATTCACTCAAATGTTTGATTGAGTACGATGGAATTCAGCATTACCAACCTATTAACTTTTGGGGAAACGAGTACTCTCATACCCAACTTAGATTTGAAACATTACAACGATATGATAGACGTAAAAATAATTACTGTAAAAAGAATGGAATTAAATTGATTCGTATTCCTTATACAGACTTTGAAAATATTGAAGAAATTTTAGAAAAGCAGATTGCATAGGCGGTCTGCTTATTTTAATGGAATAAAAGGAGGTGGGCATTTGGCTCAAAAAGTAAAACAATCAAGGGATGAAAAAATTGAGGAGTCTATGAATGTTCCACAGAAAATAGACATCTCTATTGATATGCGTTTCCCATTATCTAATTCTACCAACAAGAAGAAATATAAATGTTCTATGTGTGGAGAATCTTGGGACGCACAGAAAAATCATTTTTCAAAATCTGCACATCCAAAGTACCAAGCAAATGATGGATATATTGAAATATGTAATGATTGTCGTGATAAGTATTATAAGAAATTAATTGATTTTTATTCTGGTAATGAAGAACACGCAATTAGACATATGTGTATGGAATTTGGATGGGTATATCATATTGACGCTTTAACTGCATCAAGACAAATTTCTGCTGATAGAAGTCGTATCAGTCACTATTTGGCTAAGAAAAACTTAGGTCAGACCGCACGTATTGGTACTACTTATTTTGATAGTATGAAGTTTGAACAACAACAGAAAAAGGATGAAATTATTGAAAGCATTGCAGATGCAAAAGAATCATCTTCTACTAAACTGAAAACTGTAAAATTCTTTGGAACGGGATTTTCAGATGATGATTATGCTTATTTACAAGACCAATATAATGATTGGACAAGTAGATGTGAATGCAAAACAAAAGCTCAAGAAGAAGTATTTAAGCGAATTTGCTTTAAACAATTGGAAATTTTAAAAGCCAACAGAGAAGGTAGAGATACAAAAGATTTAGATAAGACATTCCAAGATTATCTTGATACAGCAAATTTAAAGCCGAAGCAAAATAATATGGATGCTTTATCAGATGCACAAACTTTTGGGACTCTCCTTGCAAAATGGGAAAATGAAAGACCTTTACCAGAAATTGATGAAGATTTAAAAGATGTGGACAGAATTGGACAATACATTGATGTATTTTTCAGAGGACACTTGGCAAAAATGATGGGATTAAAGAATGGTCTTTCTAATATCTATACAAAGTATATGAAGAGATATACTGTTGAACGACCTGAATATGAAGGTGACGAAGACAACGAAGCATTATTTGACGCTATTTTTGGTGGCGACATTTCTATGGATAAGTAGGTGATATTATGGCTGAAAATCGTAAAATGACCACCAAAGAAGTTGCAAATGAAAAAGCTGAACGCTTAATGAATGGTGTTGCTTATTGGGGGCAATTTTATAGAAATAATCCTCAGCGATTTTGCCGAGATTTCATGAACGTTCACCTAAAATTATTCCAGAAGATATTGCTCTATGGAATGATGCATAACAATTACTTTATGTTTTGTGCTTCGAGAGGTCTTGGTAAAACATGGCTTACTGCCCTATTTTGTGTTGTCCGATGTATATTATTCCCAGGCACTAAGATTTGCGTAGCATCATCTACAAGGGTGCAAGCAAACGAAGTACTTCTCAAAATCACTGATGATTTCTGCAAAAACTATGATTGGGGTTCAGATTTATTAAATAATGAAATCTCATATAAATCAGTTAGTCAAAATAATGGAATTATTCAGTTTAAATGCGGTTCTTGGATTCGAGTGGTCACTGCCAGTGATACTGGTCGTGGAGCTAGAGCGAATATTTTAATTGTGGATGAGTTTAGAATGGTTGATTTAGATGTAATCAACACAGTACTTAGAAAATTCTTAACAGCACCAAGAACGCCTGGATATTTGAATAAGAAAGAATATGAACATTTGGCAGAACGTAATAAAGAGATATATATGTCAAGTTGTTGGTATACCTCTCATTGGTCTTTTGAAAAAGCAAAGGCTTATGTAGTGAACTTTTTAGATGCGACTAAGAAGTATTTTATTTGTGGATTACCATATCAAATAGCAATCAAGGAAAATTTATTAGCAAGAGAACAAGTTGAAGATGAAATGTCTGAAACAGACTTTGATGAAACTAAGTTCTCTATGGAAATGGGTTGTTTATGGTATGGAGATACTGGTGACGCATTTTTCTCTTTTGATGATGTGTCTAAAAGAAGAAAGATACAAACTGCTATGTATCCACCATCAGATAAATATAAAGTTCCTGATTTGGCAATAGGTGAAAGAAGAATTTTATCAGTGGACGTTGCTCTTATGGCTTCAAAGAAAAATAAGAACAATGACGCAAGTTCTATTTTTATAAACAGTTGTATTCCAACGTCAAATAATAACTATATTTCTAATATTGTTTATGCAGAAAATCATGAAGGATTAACAACTGATGAATTAGGAATTATTATTATGAGACTTTATTATCAGATGAAATGTACTGATATTGCGCTAGATACTGTCGGAAACGGATTGGGTGTATATGATTTTATCATAAAAGACCAATTAGACCCCGATACTGGTGAAGTATATCAAGCACTATCTTGTTGTAATAACAAGGATATGGAAGAAAGATGTAAAGTCAAAAATGCAAAAAAAGTTGTTTGGTGTATTAAGGCTAATCAGTCCTTTAATAACGAAATGTGTACTATGTTAAGAGCAGGTTTCAAAAATGGGAAAATTAATCTTCTTGTTTCTGAATTTGAAGCAGAAGAAATTTTGAAAGAAAAAGTTAAAGGATATTCAAAAATGTCATTGGTTGAACAGACTAATAAGAAAATGCCTTACATTCAAACAACATTGCTTATTTATGAGTTAATAAAATTGAATAGTAAAATTGAAGGGTCTAACGTAAAAATAAAAGAGCAATCTGGTGAACGAAAAGACCGCTATAGCAGTCTTGGATATTCATATATGGTAGCTAGAAATATCGAGGTTAATGCAAAACCTAAAAATAGCAGTTTCGACCCATCAGCACTTGCTTCACTAAGCAGAAAACCAAAAATATACAAACAATAATCTCAGGAAAGGAGGAAAACAGTGGAAGTTAAAAATTTTACAGAGGCAGAAAAAGACGCACTCTTAGAAAGATACGCAAGAATGTCTTTTGCCAATTTGAAAAAGAATATCTTACAAGACCTTAGAACGAATAGTAACGAAAGCGTACTATATAAGAAATACAAAAAGGAAGAAATTATCAAATTCCTTGAAACTCCACAGAAATACGAAAAAGAAATTCGTGAATTGAGTTGTTTCTTATATTTGGTTTCTAGTCACTATCGTAGACTTGTAGATTATTATGGTTTAATTCTTCTCTACAACTATAATGTTGTTCCGTCAAGAGTTCCTGAGAAAATTGATAAAAAGAATTATAAGAAATCCTACCTTGAAATTATTAAGGAATGTGATAAATATGGTCTTCGTCAAGAGGCAATTAAAGCAACAAAGATTGCAGTTCGTGACGGAGTTTTCTTTGGATTGGAATACGAGTCATCTGATTCATATTTCATTAAACCAGTATTGCCACAGTATGCAAAGATTTCTGGTATTGAAGATGGCACTTATACATATGAGTTTGACTTGAATTATTTCAATAAGAATAAGAACTTACTAAAGATGTATGGTGTTGAGTTTATCAATGCTTATGACGCATATAAAGGCAATAAAGAAAAGGGAATTGAACCCAATAAGGACAAGCGTTGGTATGAACCAAAACGAGGAATTTGTATTAAGGTAGACGATACTGACCCTTACTACTCTCTCCCACTTTTCACAGGGTTACTCGTAGAAGTATTTTCGATTGACGATGCCAAAATGCTTCAAAAGGCAAAGAAGGAAAATGACAACTATCGTGCGCTTAGTGCCCAGATACCTACGGATTCTGATGGGATTCCGCTTCTTTCGTTTGAGGACAATCAGAAGTGGTTTAATCATATCTGTGACAATGTAGATAACTCAGGCGTTGGTGTGTTTATGAGTCCATTCAAGATTACGGACTTCTCTTTCGCATCTACGAAGTCTTCTGACGATGACGATATTACATCAGCACAAGAAAATTTCTGGATGTCATCGGGAACAAGCAGTCTTATCTTCGGTTCTGCCAAAGCAACAAGTTCAAGTTCTCTTACATTATCTGTTAAACCTGATGAACAGATTTCTTATGCTATCCTATTGCAGTTTCAGCGTTATATGAACAAGAAGCTGAAAAAGAAAAATATGGAGTATGAGTTTAAGATTGAGTTTACTCAGCAGTCAATCTTCAACAACACAGAATATGT